AAAATCACCGTACAAAACAAAATCGCCTTCTCTAACAAATAAATCTTGATCTTCCGTTAAACGTCGTCTATGAAAGTGTACCGAGATCTCCCAAGTCTTATCAAGTCCGAACCCATCCATATGTTCGGTTCCATAATTAATAAACTCAACTAACGCATACACTCGTACTGGTGAGAGATAGTTTTTCTCCATAGCTTCACCGTAAAGCTCGTGAAAGTTGGTTGTTTCTATGTCGACCGGATAATAGAGGATTTGTTGTCCAATGACTTTCTCTACTAATTCGTCGTTTACTTGCTTTACTAAATCTCTTTCTTTTTTTCCTAAAAAGAGAGGTGGTGGCGGTGCTGCAGGTCTTTCCCATTCGTTATCTGCCATGTTATTATCCTACGAAGATTGGAAGCGGACTGACTGCGAGGGTGCCGGCTGCAGCTTCTGTTGTTTCTTTGTCTGACTTTGCCAATTCTTTATAAGTTACAGTATCTAGGATCTCCATAAGTTTATCTTTAAGTGCAGTCTGCTCCTCTTTAGCTTGTGAGAGGAGTTCACTGTGGTTTAGTGTCACACTCTCACCCGGAATAGGCATCGTTGTAAACTTCCCTCGAATCTGTCCGAGCATCTCCTTGCATAAAGCTAAAGCATACTTTCGAATCCACTGTTTACCGATGGAGTTAATGTTGACATAAGGTATGTTGTCGAATGGGGCGGTGTTCAGGTTGTTCACCCCCTCAATACCTGTCTTAGTTGCGCCATCCTCTTCCCAAGGAGTGATGTCAACCATAAACTTCACCCATACTCGGTCGTCATAGCCATCACTCCAAGCGCTTGGTGTTGGAAAGAGACGTAATTTATTATTTATTATCTCATAAGCGTAGTTTGAAGTCCTGGTAGTAATGGAATCTTCGTACATCTTCGCTTGTAGTTTGTTCTGCCATGTTGGAACAACCTCAAAAGTTGAATCGTCAGAGAACTGTCCATAAGTAGACATGTTTCCAACTACTCCAAAGCCTCCGTAGTAACCATAGAAGCGCCACATGGCGCGTGGGGACTTATAAAATACTTTTTGAACTATTATTTTCTTGTTATCGACCTTTCCGGAATACTCAACTGAGTTTCCTAGATCATCTACTCCTGAGTCGGAGGCACTTTGGATTATCTCTTGTAGGTCGTAGTCCTGCTGGCGCGCTGTAGGCTTGAAGGAAGCCGAGTATTGCGGCACAGTGCCACCAAAGCCTGCGGCAGCGGCTACACCCTCTCCTACGCGTCGGGAATAGCCTATGGTAAACCTGGGGTATGAGAGGTTTACATTGTCTGGTCCGCTAATCTTCTCGCCCTTATGATCGAATGTGCCGGTTGGGGCTCCGAGAAACGATGATAGCGCGTTCTTGGACTGATGAAGGTTGATAATGTAGGAGTATTCTAAAACCGACTCCTCATAAGCAGCATAAACATTTGATGGGGTGAGTTCGATGTCAACGACATCTCCACCGAGTTTCTTATAAGTATAAGATACTTGAGCTGAGGCGCCTGAAAGGAATTCTACTGAGCCTGTGTAAATCCCAAACGGGCAGGCTGCACTGACGTTCGCCTCGGAACCTGTCGATGTTAGGACAATTGTACTAGTTTCTGATACTGGATTTAAATTTGTTGGCATTTAGAGATCTCCCGCTATAATAAGTAGTGTGATAGTATCTAAGGTGCCCGAGATGTTATAGCGACGAACCAGCTAAAGCTATTAAACAACAAAAAACCCCCACCTTCCTAGGAAGATGAGGGTTTTTATGTCACTTTCGTTAGTGAACTAGTCTGTTACCAGAACTAGCTGCTACCGCTAACACCCAAGAGACCTTGGACGACAACCAAACCGTAAAGGTCAGGACGTACCATTTGCTTAGCGTAACGAGTCATCACGCCCTTGCGAGGTACGAAGTCCTCTGGTCCAAAGATGGTAGGAGTCGTTTGGAGAGGCACGTATGGTGCGTACACATATCCGCTTTCAAGGAAAGAAGATCCGCGACGTCCAACGAGAACCACGTTACGAAGGAAGTAAGGGTCAACAATGACGTCCCACTTCTTGCTCAGTGATCCAACCTTAACTGCTCCAACAGAACCAGACTCATCATCGTGAGTTACACTAGCACGGAAGCCAGCAGTAAACTCAAGGATGTTGGCAACTTCAGGTCCGCAGACGATGAAGTTAGCGCCACCGCGAAGAGTCTTACGATGGATCTGTGCAGATACATCATTGATGGTCTCTGCTAGAGTCTCGTACCACTCGGACACGGTACCGGTGAAGTCAGGGGCTGATGTGCTAGCACCAATCTCTGCACCAGTTTCACGGTTCAGGAACATACCGGGTGAACGTGACCAGTACATTGTACCAGCAGTTGCACCGTTAACAAGGTCAGCAAGAATCTCACGGTCGATCTCAAGAGCGATTTGCTCAGAAAGAATCGAAGTAAGCTCTACCTCTGCATCCAAGTTGTGGTAAGCGTTGAGGTCTTGACCCAATTCGGGTGTCCACTTCGCCTTCAACTTCTTGGTTTGTGCAGTTACAGCAATACTGTCAACCTTGATGTCGATCTCTGGGATCTCGGAGTTGCCTTCAAGTCCCCAAACAGTTGCACCAACGACAGCACCCATTGTGGAGCTAGCGTTGAAGTTATCAACGATAGGCACCATAGCTACGACGGCTCCACCGAGGGAAGAACTTTGTGCCGCGGATGCAGAAGCACGGGTAAACACATAACGGATTGCCTTAGCCTCTGAAGTCAAAGAAGATGCAGGAACCGATAAGCTTCCGTTCTCTGGGACAACCTGTGTCAGGCGGCGAACATGTTCGAAACCCACTCCTATGTCCATGGTTACTACTCCGGAAGCAGTGATTGCGAATGCACTAAGGTTATCTAGATCTGCATCTGCAGATGTATAACTAGAGTGAGCAACGTCAACGATTTGGACCTGATGTGTTCCAGACAGTGCTAGTAAATCAGGATCCCAAGCGACAAGTTTCGCCTGAGCTGCTGTTTCGTCACCGATAGTCCACCCTGCTTTCCATACCGCAGTGGTGCCGCCGTTGGCACAACTAACAGAACCAGTTGGGCTTGAGTAAGCATAACCGCGACCACCCGCTGTGCGAGGACCTGACAGGTCATTTCCAGCGCTGTTAACAAGGTCGACACCACCGGTAATCTGCGCACCAACTTGATCGGTACCGTAGATTGACTTGTTTCTTACGTTTCCAAAACGACTAGACTGTTCGTCTGTGTTGTCTCCAAGGTTTGGAGAGAACACGAAGTCGAGGAAGAAGATCAGACCCGATGGCAAAGACATCGGCTGAACGCTTACAAGATCGTTTGCAATCAAGCCAGCGAATACCCGGCGAACGATTGGGAATGCAACTGCTGCAAAACCCTCAACATCACCTGCTGACATAGAAGAACTCTCACGGAGTAGCTCCTTTGCTTGGTTCTCAAGAAGACGAGCCATGCTCTTCCTCTTTCTTTCGGAATCAAGACCTTCAAGAAGACCTGTCTTTTCCCATTTAGTTAACAATGCATGCCCTTCAGCACGCATATCTCGGTTGACGACACCTTCGGTCAACCTATCAATAATACCAGCCATTTTTAATACCTCCTATAGTAATTGTATTGTATCTATTTGATACCTGCTAGTCTTTTCATCCGATCCGCTATTGGATCAGATGATGCACTTTCCTTGCGGGAAGCGCGTATAACAGTTGCGCGTGAACGACCAATTGCTTCACTCAGCGATTGTGGACCCCGCTTAGAGGAGCCCTCCACTGTAGTTTCGAGCGTTTGGTGAATCATCTTCGCCTCTGCTACAGAACCAGCTCTCGAAATAGCGTCAGCAATCTTAGTTTTTTGCCGCTCATTTAGGGAGGTATTTCTTAAAACACGGTTCGTGTAAAGCAAGCGAGCGTTAGAAAGGTTCACGTGTTGTGTAGCTTCCTTCAACTCTGTTACTGCTTGCTTGTGTTGTTTAAGCGACTCTTTGAGTTGGTTATTTTCGAAAACCAATTCTTCTTGAGCCTGCTTTAAATTCTCTAATTCTTCTTCCATCTCGGTGCTACGACGATGGGCAATTTCTTTTTCCATCTCGTGCTTCTTGTCGCCGGCGCTTCTTCCAGCCCAGCCAGAAAGGTCTGCACCCATGTCTACTGTCAATTCTTCAACGATTGAGTTAATGAGTTCCTCAGAAAGCTCTAGAGTATCTGACTCTGCTTCCTCGAGATAGTTAGGATCTTCTTCTACATCGTCTTCTGCTTGTTGTTCATCGGCTGCAGTGGATTCGAGGACCTCATCATCGTCCTCTGTCAATGTTTCTTCGAGTGATGCTTCATCAAACTCGTATTCTTGTTCGCTCTGCATGTTCTGGATTGCTTCTTGCAATGCACTGAGGTTTATTTCTACTTCAACCTCGTCTCCTTCTGCTTGGAGATTTGAGAGGTGTTCTCCCTCATTCTCTGCTAACCCGTCGGTTGCTGCCAGAGGAATGTCTTCTGCAACTTCTTCTGGCTCTTCTCCTTCGGCGAAGGACTCTTCTGCCGGTAGTTCTTGCTCAGGCTCTGTTCCTAACTCACCGAGTCCCAGATCGTCCTGCTCTAATAATTGGCTCAACGTTTCTCTGACCTCTTGTGCGTATTTATCAATCACAGTTGTTTCAGCAGTCTTAAGTGCTGCTTCTCTGAGTGCTTTTGCATCGACAATGGCGTCCTTCAATAAACTTGACATTAATGTGCTCCTAGAAATTACAATAAATCAAAATAAATAGTGTTCTCTACAACAAAAGGCATTTTAGGAGACAGGTTATGTGTTAGTAAAGTCATATTCCCACACACATGTTACGTTAACATTGTCTGACGCAGCAAGCGGGTCAATTCTTATTCCCACAATGTCGCCCTCTGTGAAATGTTGTGACCCGGAGGTTGCAAATGTATAAGTTGTATTTGCGTGATTTATTGTAACTGTAACTCTTTCTTTGTTATCTGAGCCTTGAATTGTTTCCTGCGCTGCGGAAGTTGCATGTACATCAACTATTACGGATCCCGACTGATCACCACTAAGCCTAGCGAAGGCTTTAACCAAGCGCCCGTTTGCAGGTGCTATCATGTGGTCCAAGTATGTTGGCGTAGTAGCTTCAACTGTGGACATGAAAGGGATGTAGTATGCGGCTAAACCAGCATTGGCAAAGTTATGAACAGTTGTAAAGAGACTCTTTGCGCGGAGAGAGCCTGAGATAGTAGCAGAGCCACTGACCCCTAAAGATGTTGCGTTCAGTCCACCCGAAGATGATACGTTGGTTGCCGAAACTGTTCCCGGCACACTTAAAGTAGGGTTCGCCCAAGTTAGTCCGCTGAAGGCGTCAAGGGTGTTTGTAGATGCTCCGCAAAAGACCAGGCGATTTGCGGTGTAATTGCCAATAGGTAGATCAGTCAA